CTATGGCTTGAGGAAGGCAGCTATCGGAAGGTTGCCAAGAAGGTTGACATCCCTTACAAGTCCATCGGCAACACCGTCAACAAAGCAATTGAAACCCTAAGAGACAATTATTATGGAATACATCTTGAGCGGATTATCCGCGAGCGTATTAAGCTACCTTTGGATTGAAGTCTTGGCAGTTGACCAGCTACTCGGAGTAGAGGCTAAACCTTTTTCGTGTCGGTTATGTATGTCGTTTTGGTTCGGTGTTATCCTGTCAGGATTTCACGGAGTAGAGGCTCTTCTGTATGTGCCGATGTTGGCTATCTTGTTTGAACGTTTGATGTGGAGATTTGAGATATGATGGACAAAAACGAACTTTTGCTATTTATAGCTGAGAGGCTGGAGCAAATCACAAAGATGAGCAATGGACAATTCTCAGGAAGGATAACACGAGATGAGCAAAACCTATACCAGCAAGCGTGGAGTTACATCGACCCGAAGGCTAAGGTCTGTTTCACTTGTGGACGAACTCCGCAGCTAATGAGTGTTGCACTTTTGAATTATTACGAAACCAACAAACCGAAGACACGTGGAAAGCGTAGACATAAGTAAGGTCAGGCCGAACTCGGACAACCCGAGATACATCAAAGACGATAAGTTCAAGAAACTCGTTCAGAGCCTTCGGGACTTTCCTGAGATGGCTAACGTGCGACCGATAGTGGTCAACACAGAGATGGTGGTCTTGGGTGGTAATATGCGGCTCAAAGCAATGCAGGAGGCGGGCTGGAAAGAGGTACCCGTTGAAGTAGTGGATTGGTCAGAGGAGAAACAGAGGGAGTTCATCATTAAGGATAACGTAGGCTTCGGTGAATGGGACTGGGATGAGTTGGCTAATACTTGGGATGCTGAGGACTTGAAAGAATGGGGCTTGGATGTTTGGCAGCCCGAAGAAGAGGTTGACTATTCAATACTCGATGAAGACGATGTCGACGACCAGCTTAAAGATATGGCAGATGGCGTCAAGAAAGCTATTCAAATAGAGTTTGAGCCTGACCACTATGACGAGGCTTATGAGTTGGTGAAGTTTTGGCGAAACCAAAACGCATACGTTGGAAAGATGATTCTTGACTTCTTGAAATCAGAAAAGAACAAGCTGTGAAGATATTTTTAATGTATTACGACAGATATGACTCGGCAACGACATCAAAATTATTGGACGTGGAGCATTACGTTCTTTGCCACAATAATAAAGAGCGTTTTACGTGCATAGGAGACAAAGGAACGCTTATCCAAACCAACCAACCCAAAGGAATACAAAACAATTTTAACTTCGGTTTGAGTATGTTGGAAGAGGGAGAGTGGGGTATATTTATGAGTGATGACTTAATTCGCGCCATGTGGTATAACGGAGTCAAGTTTGTAGAGACCGAAGTTCATCGTGTAGTGAACGAGCTGATAAAAATTTTACCCAAATGCGACAATATGGGAGTTAAGCTTGTAGGTCTTGCTTCAAATGCAAATCCAATTTTTGCAAGAGGAAAGAAATATTCAAAGTATGGACTCGTTGATGGCAGATGCTTCGCTATTAAAAAAACTGACTTTAGGTTTCACGACCAAATCAACACCATTCCTGATTACTATGCTACCGCATATCACTTAAACAAATACAAAGGGAATTTGATATTAAGCTATTGCTTGCTTGATTTTAAGCGTTACGCAGCCGATGGTCTTGGAACGATAGAATCAAGAATCAAAGACAAAATGAAAGACGTTCGTATCATGTGTCAATTGTTCCCAAACAACGTCAAGTTAAGGGATAAAGTAGGCGAACCAAAAGGTAGCCATATTGTAATAACAAAATGAAAAAAATCGAACTAATAGAAATTGAACACTCCGTAAAGATAGGCGACCAATGCCCAGCGTTTGAGCCTAACGTGACGGAGGATAGTTTGTTCTACGTAGATGGAAAGTTGATAGGATTCTACTTAAAACAGATGCCTGACAAGATGTGCAAGTTGGCGGACGTGGCTAATGCGGAGTTTAATTCTAAAAGAGTTCCAAAAGAAGGCAGAGTAGGTAGCCACAGAAATAAAAGAAAATCAGACGGCACGCTTGGCGAGGCCAAGAAATGGAATGCGCAGTGTGGCAGGTCTACTATAATAGGGGGTGTTCCGCCTCAACCACATTTAGGTAGGCCATACGTAAAAAACAGCACTGTTCATGATGTAAAATCAGCCCAAACATTTATTAAATCCATGCTATTGCTTGCAAAGGAAAGTGAAGCGTTAATATTGCAGATTATGCCAGATCAGTACGCGCAACAAATGGAGGCGCTCAAAGACGTTTCAAAGAAATGGAAGTTCGGCAACCTGTTTACAAGCAGCATAAGCAATTACAACGTTAGTGCGTCATTTCATAAAGACGTTAAGAACGTACCAAACACCGTGAACGTGATTATTTGCAAGCGGCTTAACTCCAAGGGCGGTGACCTGCACGTTCCCGACTACGGGGCTACCATCGGGCAGGTTGACAACTCCATATTGGTTTACCCAGTTTGGCGCAATGTTCACGGGGTTACGCCAATAGAACCAACCCACGAAGGCGGCTATCGTAATAGCCTTGTTTTCTATCCTCTAAAGGCATTTCTAACTAAGGATTAACAAAGGTGAGCAAGAAGGTAAAACAAGCGCACGGAGGGGCTGTAAATCAGTTTGAGAAAGGACAATCGGGAAACCCGAAAGGCAGACCGAAGAACGTGGAAACTCTACTAAAGGAGCATTTCCTTGACGAGCATAACGTCAAATTGTCCAAGAGTCAGGTGCAAGATATTATCAAGAACGTACTCGGCAAGTCACGGACTGAACTCATCGAACTGGCAAAGAATGACGAGTTGCCTTTTTGGATTGCTTTGATTGCAAAGAAAGCCCAAAGGGATTACGAGAAAGGTTCGATTCATATCCTTGATGTTCTCTTCGACAGGGTCTACGGCAAACCGAAGGAGGAGGTTGAGCAGACCGTTAACGGAGGCAAGCCTGACAAGGTGGAGGTAATAATCAGGAGACCGAATGACCAAGATAGCTGACGACTTTTGGGAGTATTCAATAGACGTGGTCTACGGTGACGAGATTCACGACTACATTGATAACCTTCAAGTTGATGACTGCGTAAAGACCGAACTGGCTGGTGCAGTTTGGGACTGCGAAGGAAGCAGCATTGTTCTGCCTGACGGTAATCTGTTCATTTGGCTATCGGATGGCTGCGGTGTCGGGACAATTGCACACGAGGCATTTCATATCACGAGGCATATCTTGAACAACATTCAAAGTATACCTTTGACAGATGAAACGGAAGAGGTCTACGCTCGGATGGTGGGCAGCATAGTCAGCAAGATAACAGGATGAGCAATTGTGAAATATGCGGTAAGGAAGGCTTTCACAAGCTGAGTTGCACTAATAATGCAGAAAGGGTATTTATTCCAGTGTCATATATCCCAACACTAACAGGTGATGAGGCAGAGGACTTCATCAGAAAGGCAGACGAGAACGTGAAGGCAATGAGACAGAGACGCTGTAAAGACCACGTTTGGCGCAAGCATTACATTAACGGTGGCAAGGTGTGTCAGGTGTGCTGCAAGGTAATGGAAGAGCCGAACAGGGCGAAGGACGTAGAACCGTAGACTGACGAAACCAACTAAATTGTCAACCGATAAACTGACGAAATGGAAGAAAACAAACAGAGCATGATATCGTTCACCATTGTTTGGTGTTTGATGTTGGTGTTGATTATCTATGGATTTATAACTTCATTTTGAAACTTGAAGGAACTGGCGTATTTGCTGACCTGTGGAAAGCCCTTGATGATAAATCCATTCGGGGAATTGTGCTTGAAGGTGGCTCACGTTCCAGTAAGACGTGGAGCATCTGCCAAGCACTCTACCTTATCGGACTTCAAGAGCCGAAAAGAATCGCGATTGCGAGGTTCAGAAGGACGTGGATTAAGCCAACGGTGTTGGATACATTCAAGAAGGTACTCCAAAGCCTTGAGGTATGGAACGAAGATGCGTTCAACAAGACGGAGTTAATCTACTCAGCACACGGGTCAACGTTTGAGTTCTACGGACTGGACGATTCGCAGAAGCTGCACGGTATTGAAACCGACTACTTTTGGCTGAACGAGGCAATCGAAACGTCAAAGGATGACTTCGACCAGTTGGAGCAACGTTGTAAGGGGAAATGGATACTGGATTACAACCCTTCCACCGATGAGCATTGGATTTACGACAACGTCTTAAAGCGTGACGATGTGGTCCTCATTCATTCCACGATGCTGGACAACACGTTCTTAGACCAGCACATCCGCGACAAAATAAACTCGTATGAGCCTACTCCTGAGAACAAAGCAAGAGGAACTGCGGACGAATACAAGTGGAAGGTCTACGGACTCGGTCAGAGGTCAAGGCGTGAAGGTGCCATCTACGAGAACTGGATGGAGACAAAGGACTTCCCGACTGGATACAAGTGGAAAGCCTACGGGCTGGACTTCGGATTTACGAATGACCCGACTGCGCTCGTGGAGGTAATCTATCAAGATGGCAAACTTTGGGTGCGCGAAATCCTCTATCAGTCAGGACTGACAAACTCGGACATTGCCCAACGTTGCGGACTTCAGCGAAGTGATGAGATAATAGCCGACTCAGCAGAGCCGAAGAGCATCGAGGAACTCAGAAGGGCGGGCTTCAGAATACGACCCGTTGCCAAAGGTCAGGACTCGGTTAGGTCAGGCATCGACAAGCTGAAATCCGTACAGATAATGGTACACCAAGACTCGGTTAACGTTATCCGCGAACTAAGGAACTACGCGTGGAAACGTGATTACAAAACCAACCAAGTCACCAACGAACCTGAGGACGATAACAACCATGCGCTTGATGCTTTGAGGTATGTAGCGATGGAGAAACTGAAGGCTAACGCTGGGATGTACACAATTCGTTAATGCCACTAATGCCACTAATGCCAAGTGCCAACTAAAATATTTTTTATCAAATGTTGTGAGTATTCAAAAGAGTTGTAGATTTACACTCAGAAACAAACAAAGAAACAGAACGATGGAAACATTTGAGCAAACAATGAAGAGACTAAAGAAGCAAAAAGAGACAACTTCGCAATATGAAACATCAAAGCAAATAGTACTTGATGAGTTTATGAGGTTGCAAATGATGAACTCTTTAACTTACAAAGAAAAACTTGAAATGGAATTTTTAGAATCAGTTTTAAACGCTCCGTTTGCTGATGACATAATAAGAGTTGCTGAGAAGATTAAAGGTTGAAAAACCCACACTCAAAGAAGAGCCTCCAATTAGGGGGCTTTTTTTTTGCTCAGAAACAGATTCGTAAATTCGCTATTTATGAACATGATTGAGAGACTCAACAAGATATGGCGTATGCAAGAGGCGTATGCTGACTATCCTAAAGCAGCAAGTGACAACGCCAAAGCGGCTCTGAACTGGGCGGATAAATACGGATGGGGAGGTTGTGGAACTGCCGTAGGAAAGGCAAGGGCAAACCAACTGGCAAAGGGTGAACCGTTGTCGGTTGAAACAATCGAAAGGATGGCGGCATTTGTCAGGCACAAGCGTAACTCCAACCGTAAACTGGGCGAAGGCTGCGGTCGGTTGATGTGGTTGGCATGGGGTGGCGATGAGGGCATCGAGTGGGCAATCAGAAAAGTAGAATCATTCAAATGACCATATCATTACCAGCAGACTGGAACGAGGTAAGCATCGCGCAGTTCCAAGCCATTCAAGAAATCTTCGATGCAAAGGCGGACGACTACTCCACCAACGTGGCACTCATTTCTATACTATCGGGCGAGGACATCGACAGAATACAGTCGCTGAGTTTGAAGAGTTACGCGAACGTCCTCAAAGTCCTTGACTTCCTCAAAACACCTATTCGCGGGGAGGTTCAGAAGGTAATCAAAGTGAACGGCAAGCCTTACGATGTCATCACAGACGTTTATAAACTGAATGGCGGTCAGTACATCACGCTGATGCATATATTGAAGAACGACAACACCATCAAGCAACTGCACGAGGTGATGGCTATCTTCTGCGTGCCAAGAGTTCGGACGTGGTACGGGTGGAAGAAGGGCAAGTACCAACCTGACAAGCATCAAGAGGTAGCGAAGGAAATGCTATCCGCTACGATGGACATGGTGCATCCGCTGTCCGCTTTTTTTTTCAGCAATTATCTCAAATCCGTCGAACGTATACTGGAATCTTCGGTGAGGTCAGCGATGAGAATCAAACGACAAGCGGAGAAACGGTTAGCACGTATCAAACCAAATACGGATGGTTAGACCTTGTCAACAACCTATCGAACAACGATGCTACCAAATGGGGCTACTTCTTCGGGCTTCCGCTAAGGGAGTTTCTGAACCTCATCTCCTTCCAAAAGGCAAAGCAATTGAACGACTATCATAACCAAAAGAAGCATGGCGTTAGATAAACTGATAGATGTTCTGAACCAATTCCAAAGACGGTATGCCGATGCGCTTGGTACGTCATTGGCTGGCGGTTCTACACAAGGTAGCGGAC